CAGTAGTGGGAACTTTTGTAATAACAATAACCTAGGAGAAAAAGATGTCTAAAGAAAACGAAACAAGAAAGCCTAAATTTGATGGTATTTACACACAGCCTCAACTTGTGCCTGTACCTAATTTTGCTGGTTATCCAGAGAAAAATATTAAAACAACCGGTGTAGAAACTCGCGGTAATGGTATAGCTACTAAAGGTACTAAAGCTCGCGGCCCACTAGTATAAGGATAAGCAATGACTTACACAGAACTAGTAGCTCAAATAGAGTCGTATACTGAAAACTCATACCCAACAGTTGACGTAAATACGTTTATTACTCAAGCAGAGAATAGAATATTTAATTCAGTTAATCTACCTGACCTTAGAAGAAATGACACAGGTACTATTAGTTTAGGTAATAAATACTTAAACGTACCATTAGATTGGTTAGCTACTTATAGTTTAGCCGTTATAGATAATACAACAAATGAGTACACTTTTCTTTTAAACAAAGATGTTAATTTTATTAGAGAATCTTTCCCTGATACTGATGTCGCACATTATGGAAAACCTAAATACTATGCTGTCTTTGATGATGAAACATTTATACTCGGTCCTACACCTGATACAGGTTATGGCGCTGAGCTTCATTACTTTTTTTATCCTGAATCTATTACTACTGCCGCTAGTGGTCAGTCTTGGCTGGGTGATAATTACTCAACCGCTTTACTTTATGGGTCGTTGTTGGAAGCGAATACTTACCTAATGACAGACGCAGAGAAAATGGGTATGTTAGATAAACGATATCAAGAAGCAATGGTAGAACTATTAGGATTAGGTGAGGGTAAAAATACTCGTGATTCTTATAGAAGTGGACAACCTAGAATACCCGTTAAGGGTAGTAGAGGGCCTGCATAATGGGAACTATTGTACAAGGATTAACTACTGGATTAAAATATTTAACACTATCAGGACAGTTAAATTTTGGTGCTACTCAAACATATAAGATAGCTCTTTATACTAATGCCGCGGATTTAAGTCCGGGTAGTGCAAATGTATTTTATGACACCACCAATGAAGTTGTAGGAACAGGGTATACTGCTGGTGGAAATACTTTAGTTGTATCTGACCCTGGATTTTCTTTTGACCCAGTAGTAGGGTATGTTAATTTTGGAAATACTTCTTGGACATCATCTACATTTACTGCAAGAGGCGCTTTAATATATAGAGATACTGGAGGTAATGGTCTAAAATACACTGTAGCTATTTTAGATTTTGGTGGAGATAAAACAGTAAATAATGAAACACTAAACATAGAGTTCCCAGGCAATAATGCCACTGAAGCTCTTATTCGATTTGAATAGAAAGGGATAAAATGACAGGACAAGCTGGGGTAACAAGTGAGGCACCAGGAGTAAAAGTAGAAAACGCAAGGCCTTTAGAAAAAGATTTATATAAAATGTTGTGGGATAAATCGGAGTATAGAGATTACTCTCCCGGTGAACAAGTATCCCATATATTTTTAGAACAAGCGAACCCTAAAGCAAAAGCCACAGTTTTAGATTTGGGATGTGGTACAGGACGAGGTGGTTTAAACCTCGCAGTTTTTGGAGAGCTAGATGTAACTTTTGTAGACTTTGCACCTAATTGTTTAGATGCAGATATAGTTCCAATGTTAGAGGCACAAAAACATACTCTTAAATTTGTAGAAGCAGATTTATCAGAGCCTCTACCCGTAGAAGCTGAGTATGGATATTGCACTGATGTGATGGAGCATATTAGACCCCACCATGTGGATAAAGTATTAGATAATTGTTTAGCTTCCGCACAACATGTGTTTTTTCAAATATCCACTGTTGATGACGGAATGGGTATTCTTTTAGGTCATAAATTACACTTAAGTGTACATGACTATAAATGGTGGTTAAATAAGTTTAATGAAAGACAGTGTATTATTCATTGGTCAAAAGAGACTGATGATACATCTATGTTTTATGTAACTTTCCGAGGAACGGGACGTGCAATGGTAGATGCAGGCACAGTTAATACTAGTAATGAACAGATAAAGAAAAATGTAGCTTATAATATTAAACAAGGGTATATACAAGTTCAACCACATCCTACTAATGATATTGAAGTTATGATTGTAGGAGGAGGTCCTTCAGTAAAAGGGCAGCTTGAAAAAATAAAGCAATTAAGGGCAAATGGTGTTAAACTTATAACTATTAATAATGCCTATAAATGGTGTATAGATAATAGTTTAACCCCGTCTGCTATGGTCATGGTAGATGCAAGAGAATTTAATGCTAGATTTACAAAACCAGTCGTTGATGACTGCAAATATTTTTTAGCTTCACAGTGTAATCCTGTATGTTTTGAGGGGCTACCTAAAGATAGAACTTATTTATGGCATACACAATCAGATGAAATTAGTGAGATAATTGCACAAGAACATGATACATGGTATCCCGTAAGAGGAGGCTCTACAGTTTTATTAAGAGCTATACCGTTATTTAGAATGCTAGGATTTAAACGATTTCATCTATTTGGATGTGACTCGTGTATAGAAGATAATAAGCATCACGCATACGAACAAGAAGAAAATGATGGACAGTTAGTTTTACCCGTAGACGTGGGCGGAAAAATATTTAGCTGTAACCCTTGGATGGCATCTCAAGCGCAAGAATTTATAGACTTGATAACCGTATTAGGAAATGAAGTTGAGCTAGAGGTCTATGGTGGGGGGTTACTTCATCATATTTTAAAAACCGGTGCGTCATACACTGATATTAAGGAGATTTAACATGGCAGCAACAGCGTGGCAAATATATAACAAAGCAAAACAGAATTTAGGTAATGGTACTATTAAACTTGGAGTAGATAACTTTAAGATGTTCTTAACAAGAACTACATCTAATGTGTCTACACTTACATTAAGCACTTTTGCATCGGTAACAGGTGAAATTTCAGCGACAGGTGGATATGTTGCAGGTGGTAGAGCTTTAGTACCAGCCGTAGGTCAATGGGTAGTAGGTTCAGCAGCTAATAAATATAAATTTACTATATCAACAGTAGGTTTAGCATTTACAGCTTCTGGTGCATCTTTGACAAACATTAGAAATGCGGGCATACAAAATGCTGCAGGTAAGCTTCTATGTTATTGTCAGTTGTCATCAACTCAATTTACCGTAGCCAGCCCTAATACATTAACTGTTTTACCTGCCGGCGCGGGCATCTTTACGCTTACTTAAGGAGTAGTCAATGGCTACTACCGGGTGGGGACGCGGAACCTGGAGTTCAGGTCCTTGGGGTGATGGAATTGTAATTGACCCACCAGCGGGAGCATTGGCTCTTGCGGGGGTTGCACCTATTGTAGTAGATGAATTTAATGTATCTCCTCCAGCAGGAGCATTAACTTTAACAGGGTTTGCACCAAGTACAAACGACCAAGTAAATCTTACTATACCAGCAGGAGCATTAACTTTAGCTGGAGTAGTATCAAGAGTAGTAGAAAGCAGAACACCCGGAGCAGGGGCATTAACTTTAGCAGGCTTTGCACCAGCTATATTTAGAACTGCTACTTTAACACCTCCATCAGGAGCGGCAACATTAACGGGTATTGCACCTATACCGTTAGAAGGAAAAATACTTTTCTTAACTGCCGGAGCATTAGCTACAGCAGGGTTTGCACCTAGTTTACTTAGAGGTAATGTAGTTATACCAAGTGCTGGAGTAGCTACTTTAACAGGGTTTGCGCCTGCTACAAATGCAAGAATAACTCCACTTTCAGCTGCATTAACTTTAGCGGGAACAGCACCAGGAGATACAATAGGGTTAATTATAAAACCATTAACTGGTACATTGGTATTAGTAGGAATAGCACCAACAGAATTAATAGGATTAGTCAGACAACCCGCCGCAGGCGCATTGAAATTAGAGGGGCACGCCCCTACCATAAACAACCCTAATTGGGTTATAATAGACACTACTCAAGTCCCTAATTGGACAGAGATAGTTACAGGATAAGGAATAAACTATGTCAACATATTCAAATTTATCAATTGAACTTATAGGAACCGGCGAACAGTCAGGTACTTGGGGGACAACGACTAATACCAATCTTGGAACTGCTTTAGAAGAAGCAATTGTAGGTACAACAGATTTAGTTGTTACAACAGGAACCAATACACCAGCTTGGAGTACATCTTCCAATGCATCACAAATACCACGTCACTTAAGAATAAATCTTACAGGCTCTGCCGGTGGTACAGGCGATTTAGTAGTTCCTACTTTATCTGGTGGTAAAAATTATATAATTAAAAATAGTTCTAATACAACAATTACAGTAAAAACTGCTTCTGGTACAGGTATTGCGGTACCTATTGGTACCTCTATGTCTTTATATCAAGATGGTACAAATGTTGTAGTAACAGATTCTCACCACACGGGCGCGGGTGTATTTACAACACTTTCAGCTTCAGGAGCTGTTACAGGCGCAGGCTTTACAGCACGATTTGCAACTCCAGGCCCTATTGGTAATACATCGCCAAGCACAGGTAATTTCACTACTTTAGGCACAACAGGAAATGTAACTTTAGGCAATGCTGTAGGAGACTCCGTTACTTTTAATGCGGGTACTGCAACAGTTCCTAACAACTTAATATTCAGTGGTACAGGTACTATTACTACACCATCAGGCACAACAGCTCAAAGACCAGGTTCTCCTGGTGAAGGAATGCTTAGATATAATTCTGA